TACTTTTCTTCATCATTCTGCGAATAGGGCATGTGTGCTTAAACCTCTCTACGTGTTCGTTTTCGTTTTCTTGAAGCACTCTTACGCGTGCCCCCAGATGACTCCATCTTTACAGGATCCTTTATATACCTCTGTGTAGCTGGAACGTGAGGCTGCTCCGGAACGCCCTCCGTAGCACAAGTACCTGTAGGATTAATCCGGTACTGGTACAGTGTATAGGGTAAGAACTTCTCCGACTTTAACAGCTTATTCTCCGCGAGGTACATGGCATAATCCGTATCCTCACCGTAATTCTTAGACGAGAACGTAAACTTCTCCGCAATAGATCGTTTCACCGCATTCAGATGGTTGGGCGGCCTGTAATACAGCTTTTTATCCTCTGAGTACTCCGAGTACCTGAGAGAGTGTACAAAAGCTTTCGCCGTCCCATCCTGATTCAGTACCAACCCTCCGAATGAGACTACATCATACAGACCGTTAGAGCAGGCTGCCACGATAGACTCGACATAGTTATCCGCTACGTCGTCATCGTCGTCGATGAACATGATGTACTCCCCGGAAGCTCGCTGTATCAGGCTTGTTCGTTTATCCCCGATAGTCTTTTCGCCCCTGTCCTCATCCAGAAGGATCTCTATGGTATCCTCTACAGCGACAGTCTTAGCCTGCTGTACCAGCTTGGCTACGAGGGCTACTCTCATGTCCCGTCGGTTAACAAGAGTGGGGATCAGGATGCTCAGCACTTTCCTCGGCTTGCAATCAAAGTTTGAATCCTTCCGGCTTTCAAATACACCACGGTCAACATGGTAGTGCTTATCATTCTTATTATACAGGCTATCCATTTTAACCTCACCCGTATTTGCCGGATGCTCATGCCGAATTATAATATTATCGATATAAGCGTGACGAGCCTGCATACCGGATACACACATAAACTCGTTATCACACCATAAGCTCTTATACGTTGGATGGTAAATGTAATCAAATCGGTCGTAGTATGCCTTGCCCATACATACGAGTGTATTCAACCGGTTGCCCACGTACCCATCGTTAAACCAGGTCACCCCATCAGTGTCCGGAAAATAATTCTCCATACACTGCAGGATATAATCGTCATATCCTTGCATCACAGGGAACATATCATCTGATGCCAATAGCACTACATCATATTCAAATGTAACATCATCCATTCCAATATTAATGGCTTCAACTTTTGTCCTGCTGTTCCCTACATGGATATCGTAGCTAGTCCCCTTCGGAGCCACTTGGAGCAGCTTTTTCAGCTTTTTGTTCACTTCCTTCGGAGGCATATCCTTATCATCTACATCTATATTCACCAAGAAGTGTACCTGATTACGCCCGGACAAGAATCTAAAGTAGTCATGAAGAATCCGGTAAAACTTATCTGGTCTATTCCTAGTAGGAAACTTTATTAACAGCTTGGTCAGCGGTTTTAAACTAGTGCCTATGGACAGAACCGCCGAATGGGGAGCCTTTTTCGAGGGCACCAGGCTATTCCAATTAACCTTTTTAGACCGGGCCTCCTCCTCTACAGAACCGGAATTCGCAAATTCACTCGTAGTGTAAACAGCCTTCCCGTACAACGCGGCTATATTTCGAACGTACTGAACTTCTTGCTGCTCCCCAACGATCACCCTATCAGACTGCAGTATCGCTCGGTACAGCGTTTTTGGCGTTATCATCCCAAAAGACAAGGGAAATTTACCTAGCATATCCAGTATTGCAGCCTCAACCGGGGCAAGAATACCAAACTGCTCCTCTTTTTTAAACTGACCTATCACGCCCAGCCAGTTGGGATCATGTATAGACAGGCCCACGACTAGAGTAGAGTACAAAGATTGTGTTACAGGGGGGAGGACAAGGATATCAGAGGATACAGAAGAAAGACCCCGCTTGGCCTTCTCTGTGGGCACAATGAGCTTTGCTATCTTTTTAGATGCCAGGGCATCAATCTGTTTCGCCAGCAGTACCCCATCATAAGGAGCGACAATACCCATGGTAGTCTTAGGATACTTGTAACGAATATACGAGGCGAGAAACGTATCCGGATCTGCTCCTAGTATAAACCGGGTATACCTAGACAGACTGAGACAAGCGGCTTCTTGTGTAGTATACATGTCCATATCGTACATAGAGGCAATGAGTTCAGCATAAGCTTTTGTCGCGAAATGCTTGGGGGATATAATAACACATGTGTCAGAGTACATTAGAGAAGCCTTTCTAGCTGCTTCGGCACGCCATTCAAACTAATTTCAGATACTATTGTTTCAGGATCTACCCCGAGTTGAGTCAAAATACTTTTAAGCGTAGCTTGATCTTCTGGGTTCAGCCCCATACTAACAAGCCTGGAAATGATTCTATCTTGGATACCCTCAGGAAGTCCAGATAAAAAGTGCGATTTTGTAAAGATTTTTAACGTAGCAGCCGGACTTCGCCCAGGATCGGCGAGAAACGCTGTTACCCTGTCTAAAATATGTCTGAGAAGCCTGGGGATCATCTGCACATTCGGAGGATTATTATCAGTCTCCTCTAGTATAACACTCAACTCCCTGACAATATTTCTGGTAACCTCGTTGCATCGTTCAGCGGAGAACTGGCCATGGGAGAGCATTCGATAATCACGAAAAAGGTTATCAGTCTCATTCCGCACAGAGATAGTATAATCGTGGGTGTCTATTAGGGCAAAACAGTAGTTTTTGGAATATCGCTCAACAGATTTCCGGTACTTTAACACCCGGCTACTCATGATCCGCTGTTGAGGAGATACTATAACAGCATCCCCCTTTTTATCCTGCATCTTCTGCCGAAGCGTCTCTTCTGCTAAGACTTCTTTATACTGCTGAGCAACTGAGCCGTAGGCTATTCTATTTTTCGTCATAGCGTGCGCTTTCCCCATCCAAAGTTGGTTCCCCACTGTCTTCCGCTACAGCCTTACCCAGTTGTCTCAGTTTATCCCGAGCAGCATAATCCTTTCTCTTACTCTCAAACGCGGCCTTACGCTCCTTCTCCGCTTTCTCCACCTCACCAAGGAATTTCTGATTGAAAGCAGCCTTTTCTTTTAAAGTTGCCTTAGAAGTATCTTTTAACTCCCTTAGCATTTTCTTAAGATCTTGCGGAATCCGTACCCCGCGCTTTTCCGGGATCTCTTCCTGATGCTCATCCAGAGCCTGCTTCACCTTCGGATGGCGTAGTGCCTCTCTTGGGAGGTCATCGGCAGGAACACCGCTACCCTTCAGCTCTTCCAAGGCCTCTAGAACAGTCTCAGTAAACGAGTTAGTGAAGATCGGGAATTCGGTTAAGATTATCTTCATCCAGTCAACCCCACTGATCTCCAAATTTGTCCCCGCTCTGGTCAACGACTCTAATGCCCTGATTCGAGCTTCCATCGTCTCCAACTGGTACATCTCTTCAATTGCGCTGGGCGGAACCATGTACAAAGAGAATTTATTCTCTTCGGATAACGGGTCCACACCTTTATAGTACATATCGATCATGGCCAGCTTGGTGGTCTCGGCTATAAAGATCCGCTGTAGGTTAGACGCCTGCCGAGAAAAGCGTATATCCTGCTGCGAGGGGGACTTCTCCATGTTAACAGAACCTTCAAACCCGAAGTAAGCCTTGGGTGCTCGTAAGGCCCCAAACATCCTGTCATAAAACAGTTCCAGGTCTCTCAGATCGTCCAAACTCTTAGTCCCCGGTAACACCACGGAGTCAGACTGATCGCCCTGCCGGATGGTCAAAAACAGGTCTTCATTCTCGGCTAGAATAGTGTATACGGATGCAAAATCCTCATTAGCCACGTCTAACCTGTGATCTCGTTTGATAGAACGCTTGAATTTCTCCAGCTTCAACTCAGCGTCTACCGGACCCAAGCCCGTTACATCAAGCTTGTGCTTATACCTATCCGGATTACGAAGAAGCCTCATTAACGCAACCTTGTCCTCCATCATCTGCACCTGACGCCAGACACGACGTGCGCCGAACAACGAGCTGGTACCGTATACGCGGGTGACCGACCTGCCGAGACGCCTAAAGTGCATGAAATCGGAGGGTTCTGACAGATTCTCCAGCGACATAGCCTTATTCGCCTGCATACCGAACGAGTTTACAGGCTCAGACAGATAGGGGGTAAACCCGCGCAGACGCCCATACTCATCGTGTACCCGGGAGATAGATGCCGGGTGGTAGTTTATCAACCTGGAGACACCGTCCTGTGCTCCGGCTAAAACATACTCAAAGTTGTCCCCGTACTTGGCTATCTGTCTTATAATAGGCTGAGCCATCTCATCGGACAAGCCAGTTTCAGCCAGCATGGAATCAACAATGCTCTGTATCTCCGGATTACGCGCCTCACACCAGATTACCGCACCCTTACGGGCATCCCTCTGAGTAGCATCCTCGGATAGCTGGTCAAGATAAGCATTTATCGTAGGATCCAGTTCCATTTCATCGTACAGGCAGTACAGTAACGCCCTATCCTCTTCAAACTGGAGAAGGTTACTGTACATTTGAGCTAATGGGTTCTGAGTAGGGGTGGCACCCACGTCTACCCCCATGGCCCCGGGGAAGGGTAAGGTTAACGGAGATGTGCTCAGAGTTCTGTTATACCCGTACAGCTTTAGGATCTCTGGCTTGGGGGACAGTGTGTAGCGTTTAGCCATTTTTGGCCTCCTTATGTCGGATCAACATGTCTTTTACTTTATTTAGCGTGACCTCAGCATGCGTGAGGCAGTCTCCATCCACGGGTGTTAGCATTGTACCAATATTCTCATCTTTTATCAGCGAAAAGACTGCCCCACATAGTGCATCAGCGCAATCTTTTCCCGCCCCAGGCTGATGATCTATTCTTCCGTCGTCCTTAACCTCTAATCCTAATAGTTCATTCCTGAGTATCTCGTTCTGGGGCCAGGATACCCTGTTCTCATTAATAATAGTCTTTAACACATGATAAGCGTCGGGCTTACGGTCCACCGACAGGTAAGCGGAGTCTATGTCCAGTTTCTTCATATACTGAATTTCACCCTGAGACGCCGGGGAATCATAGGTTACCTGCTGAATATTAAACCCATGTTCTCGAAGCCACAGTATGAATAAGCGCACCTTTTCCCAGTCAATCTCAGTTATACCCTGCTTAACCTGAATAACAAAATCAGCCTTCATATATATTTCCAGCGATTGCGTGTACTCTCCAACAGAGTTCTTTATCATTTTCCGCACTGCCTTCGTCGGGTACACCATAGCCAGGCCCAGAGCGTCCTCATTCCGCCCCAGGTCACAGTGGATATACCTCGGGGCATATGGGCTGTGCTTCGGTACCGGCCTGCTAGATCTTGTTGTCAGCAGGTTATTCCGGATAATAAAGTCTTCGACCCTGACAGCCGATTCCAGATCTAGTACCACAGGGTTCTCATACGTAGTCCCCATATTATCGGGGAAGATAGCGGGAACAGCCTTTTCGGGGATCTCAGCGTCTAACACTGGTTGGGGTCGGGGAAAGAAAGGGTTAATGGCATCCTGGGGTATACCCGCAATATCCCGGGAAGCCCCTATAGGATCTTCCATGAAAGCCCTGTAATCCTCAACAGGAACCTCTAGAACCTGAATACCCGGGAGAGCTTCCTCACCTCGGGTTACCTCATAATTACCAAACCCGTGGTCTTCAACCTTATCCAACACTTTAGGAGAAACAAACAGGTTCCCCACCATGAAACGGAACCTCTTACCGCAGTACCTATCCTGGAGGTGAAAATCCCATTGAGGTCCTTCAACAATATGCACCCCCGGTTTACCCCGAACCTCTTTTTTCCTCAACTCCAAATAAGAGTTGGTAGACTTAGTGGATGATACATGGATTATGATACCCCCAACTCGCCCTGTATGTTGGAATCGGGACTCCACACGACGGCTGGTCTGAGTAACAAGATCGTGTACTAAACCCTTCTCCTTCATCGTTTTAGCGGCGGCTTGTTTCTTTGTTTCACCGTGAAAGTTCACCTCGTCAATACAGTTTTTCCCTATGATACCCATACCAGATTCAGATATCCCCATGATAAACACATGATTAGGCTCAACATTAATCACGTCGTACACAGGCTCTTTATAGCCTCTTCGCCGGATATCGACAACAGTTTTATACGACTGAGATACTTTTCCTTGAAGTGCTCGTATGTCCAGATAGGGTACGAAGTCTCTACCGCTAAATAACTCTTGTCCCTTTTTCTCTCGTGATAATAGACATGACTCAGAACACCGGACCCACAAATCTTGCACTCTACCCTGGTGTCTATTTCCTGATGCATACACTTTATCTCCTATCCGTAATTCCTTAACCTTGAGTACCCCCCTCTGTGTGTACACCTCATGATCCTCTGTTAGAGCTACAGAGGTTTCATCATCCATGTACACATCCGTACAAGTATCGTACCCAGTTACAGACACTAGAGCTGGCAAAGACGACCAGAGGAAGTGCCCTTTAGCATCCACAGTGCCTATAGTTACCCTATCGCCAACACAGGACTTTATCTTCTTTACTCCATCTTTCGTTAATATAGTCGTGTCCCCGGATAAACATATGGAATACAAGTTACTCCCCAGTACATGGAACGCTCTAGACCCGATCATTATCTTGATACCCTTGGGAAATATGAAGTCCTTGTACAACTCCTTATACCAAAAATGCTCCTTGAAATATGGACAACCCTCCATAAGACCTTTTATAGTCTCTACCCCAACATCGGTAAGCTTCAGAGTCGCATTGTAGATTCCGAAAACAACAGATTGGTTCTTCGCCAGCCCCAGATACTGCGCCGGGTGCTTTAAACAGGATAGTTCATAAAGCCTATACAACATTATAACCATAGCCGAGAACGTGTTATGACTCATAAACCCGTTGGATACATAACTCGGGTCTCCATCGACACTCAGGTCATAACAGTGCCCGGAAGACTTCTCTACCGTCTTAACCGTATCGAACATGATAGACCCGTCTGCAAGGCTATTCAGAGCAGGAGGAAGAACTCCTCCTACACTGAGGACATCCTGTAGCAGCCTCTGAGTACACCTCTGCCCCTTAGCTAACCTGTTAAGCTTCCCTCGGGGCGTATTATCGCCGTTCAACCCAAGAGAGATAGCCTCATAAGGAAGCAGTTTAGGCTGCATAGCCCGGAGTTCGTTGACGGCCTTCCTGTTCATCCTGAAGCCAAACACATGATCCGAATTAGCAGCGTGTTCACATAGCTCTTTTAACCTCTTCGTCTTGTGATCCTGTACAAACCTTATTTCATCTGCGAATTTCCTTTTAGATACATCACCGACAATAGCCACAGTGTATGCAGTACCAGTAATCTTGCGTACCCCGTCCCGTTTATACCCGGCAATCTTAGATCGAATAACACAGTAGTAGCCCATAGATGTAAGCAGAACCCGGATCTGCTCCGCTAGATCCTTGGACATTGTGGTTACCTCTGCTGCAGGACTTACATCACCGTCTCCGCTGAAATAGCCCCGCAGGAAAGCACACTGGTTACTTCGGGAACTGGCAAGAATCACCTGGGGTATAACCTTATAATGGCTGGTAACAGGTAGCAGGAAATCCAGTATCTTTCCCCCGTACAGATTTACTAGTCTGGTCGCTGGTAGCCTTGTTACAGTACAGCCCAAAAACTCTGAGGACTCTACGGCTAAAGCGTACACGTAGTCCAACTCAGTTTCATGCAAGGATAAAGCCCAGCCCTTACATTTTATAGTTTCCTCCTGTCTACTCCCTAGCCAGCACCCTTCCGCTACTGCCCATCCAAGAAGCTCTGCTACTCTATCCGGCATTAGGGACTCAACTGTGTTCTCTGCAGAGTATTCCAGTACACAGTCTTCAGGGACCACGTCCTGCATCTGTTTCCACGCTACAGACACACCATCCAGAACACGTACCCGGTGATTAGGCCTGCACTCAAGCATATGCCCGTGTTTCGTGGTCATCCTGATAGTCTCTGTCACACCCTCATCATGGTAGTCTTTGATGGGCTTATACCCGGATTCTGTGAGTACCTTTAAGGACATCTTCTTGTTCACAATATCCTTTATTTGGATCAAACCAGCGTCAGTAGAAATGAGTGTTATACCCCTCAGGCATTTCCCGCACCCAATGCCCATGCCTAAAATGACCTCTTGTATCCTGTTCACTGGGTCACAAATGGTTATAATTTCCTCTTTCCATTTTGGCCATATTCCCACATCTCCCAGGTAGTAAGGATCGCTTAGAAACTGCTGGATGGCTACAGGATGGCGTTCATAATCGATGTTCAGCAAGTAGTCTAACGATAACGACCTACCAGACTGGACTGTTTCCTGAAGACACCGGCGAAACCACTGCTGTTCCAGCTCGTCAAACCCATCGTACAACGGGATCAGATCAGGGTTAATCTGCTCTATCAGAGAGTAAATAGATGTGTTGTCAAATTCTGGGTCAGCTACCACTTCTAGGATCCTCAATGTGTCTCCTACGAACTACATGGACTAACTGTTTCGGAATACGCCAATCAAGCAACTTCGCACACACTTCATCCAGCTCCTTATTAGATACATCGGGGAAGCGTTTCTTCAGCCAGAGCCTAGTAGCACCCAGGGCAGCAAAAGCCCATACCTTGTCCATGCGGCGGGTACCCATAGGACTAGGAATGGTATCCAATAGCGTAGCCGGGGTATGCTCCTTAGCCTCCAAGGATTCTCTGATCCCCGAATGGATGATATTTGCCATAAGGTCATGCTTAATCCTCCATTTTTGCACCCGAGACCGAGAACAGTTCATAACCTTAGAGATGTCTGTATCTGACCAGCCGTCCGCCCACATCTTTTTAAAATACTTCTCATCCCCACCATACCTGCGCTGCTTTCCCGTAGGTAACCCTAGACGTTTCAGCCACTTATGGGCCGTAGTAGGGTGTACTCCTATCCGCTCCGCTAGTTGTGAATCCGTCATCATGTGCCCTTCCTTCAGCACAACCTCACGGACCTGCTGGCCTATGGAGAGGAAAAGGATATCATTATTCTTCGCCAGACTGTCCATACCAAGCTCTTTTCGGGCACTGGCCACAAATGATCTGGAACGACCGATCTCCTTTGCCACATCATTGTTACTCATAGTCGGGTTCTTCTCTAATAGGGCTACAATCTTCTTCAGATACCCCTCTCTAATTTCCCGACCTCGAATAGGAGGCAGTCCTAGCCGTTTACGCACTCTTCCCAAAGTACTGGGGGATAAATTTAACTCAATTGCCACTTGCTTCATAGACACATCCGGATGACCGTTCAAATAGCGTTTAACCCTCCTATTTGCTGCTCTCTTGCTTACCATCTGTGCCCTAAGAGCTTTCCCCAGCACCGACCTTAGATGACTGAAGTAGTTCGGCGTAACGCCCACCAGCTTGGCCCCCTCAATGGTAGAGATTTTAGGGGTCTCATCCAGTATCTCTTGTGCTAGCTCAATTGTTGTCATCTTTTTCTGCTTCATCGACTGAATCCTTATTTATCGGGGTCGCCTCAATCTCTCTAATAGTCTCTCCCCCGGGCAGACCAGCCACAGAGCTACCAGCGGACTGGAGCATCGACTGAAAAAGTGCCTTCACTCTCTCCCTAGATGCAACAGATTTCGGAACCTCGGGGGCATCGGGGTCATTTTGAAAAATATTAACCACATTTGTCTCAAACATATTCCCCACATTCTTGTCCTTATTCGTAGACAAGCTCTTCAAAAACTCTAATATTCGATGGATGGATTTCTCTACGGATTGATACACTTTAACCAGGCTATTCGAGTTCATCTTAGCCAACTGACGTTCATCCAGTAGGGTGGCCTGAATAGATGACATGCTATTATACAACGTTTGAAGATTCTGTATCTCCTGTACTGCAGCCAAGTTAAGTACAACCCTGAGTCTCCCGTCCTGGTCATTTACGAGGTTCTGAATCACCCGTCGGCCTATCTCAGATATCTGGTCATCATTGATAATACTCTCGATCACCTCGTTAGAGAGCACCTGCAGAGACCTTGGATCAGACAGAGAGGTTAGCTGGGTGGAATCCACGGCGACTACGCTGCCGTACTCCTCCCGGAACTCTCCCATGGTCATATCATGCTTCTTCAGATGTGTCGGTGTGATCCGCCTCATCTGTTGCCCACATATCGGACATGTTATCAGAGGTCTTTTTGCCATTGTTGTTCACCACATGCTCCAAACCAATTGTACTGTAATCGAGTAAACGCTGCACAGTGCCCACTCCCCACCGGATACCCTTGATAGTCGTATTATACTTATCTGCCAAGGTGCTCAATGACAGACTGCTGTACACATGATCGTAATATATAGAGATATTTCGGATCATACCCCGTAGCTCAGACTCTGAGGGGATATACACATAGATACCCCCGAAGAGCTGGAGGATCTTCTTAAAGTTATCCACTCCAACCGTAGCCACTAAGCGGGAGACCACAGATGTAGGATTTTGAACTAGTGTAGCTAGCGTTAACACCTCGTCCGAGATATCGTCGAGGGATGCAGAGAGAGTGGCTCTGTAGTCCGCCTGAGCTACCTGACAGAGATTTGCGGCGGTTATGGGGGGAATACCCGTCTGATCAGCTAAAGCCCTAGGAGAAGGCTCAGCACCCTTAGAGAAGCATGCGTAGGCTGCGTCGTAGGCTTGTTTGTAGGTTCCAGAATAGTCCATATCTTATTCCATTACAAAAGAATAAGATATAGTATACCTAAAAATAGATCTATGTCAAACGGGACAGTATATATTTAGGGCATAACGTAAGTAGTTATACCACCTGACTTTATAGCCGATATGGGGGTGTAATCGCAAAGTATCGCCACATCCGTTCTATGGGTTATAAGGATTCTGGTCTCTACACTATCATCCAATGCCAGCAAAGCGATGACCCTGGACGCGCTTTCTCCGTCTAGAAACGAGAGTATTTCGTCATAAACCTCTACATTCACCTGTACGGGGCTTAGCAACCGGTTCAAGTCCCTGAACGCTAAGTACAAGGCTATGTCCACCTTACGACGTTCCCCCCCGCTGGCCGTATCATAAGGAGAGGTATCGGGGGGAGTAGTGACGACCAGGGTAATAGACTCCGTGACCGTTTTATTCTTATTATGCCGCATGGGAGACAGCTCTATTCTCACAGTGTCGTCGAACAGGTGGTGGGAGTACACGGCTAGCCTCTTATTCAGGTACGTGAGAATACTGTCCATCATGTAGCTGCGAATACCCCCGATACCAAAAGCGTCAAGGAGGTACTTATACCTGGATAGGAGTATGCCAGACTGCCAGATGTCCTCTGCACAGTCTGCAAGCCTCTCTACTAGGGCACCCTTCTCCAGGTTCAGCATCGCCAGCTTTTCTTTCAAATTCCTGGCCTTAAGCTCCGCCAGCTCATTTTCGAACCTAACCCGTTTAGTATCGATCAAATGAATAGAATCTTTAGTCTGCTGAACCTCTTGGGTTAAGGTTAAGCGTGTGGACACCAAGCTCGATGTAGCCCTTTGTTTTTGCTCTAGAAGAGAAGATAGCTCAGCATTGAACTTGTCCCTGGTAGCCTTCTCCGAGATCGCCAGCTTAGCATACTTGTCAGCATAGCTCTGTTTGGTGCTCTCCAGCCTGTCCTGCGCGACCTGGATCTTTGGTGCATACTCAACGGTAATGTCCCCGAACGTAGACAACAGGGCTGCTGCAGCGGTTGCTAGCTGTTCTCTCCCCCTCTCTGCCTGAGCCTCTACCTGTTGGGCACTCGCATCGAAAGCCTGCCCGACAGAGACAGCCTGATTATTCAACGCCTCGACAGAGCGTTCTAACAGGAGCACCTTCGCCTTTTCAGCGGCTAGGGCAGTCTCTTCTTCCTCTAGTCTGAGTGTGGCCTTCTGTAACAGCTTATGAGCATCCTGAACCCGAGACTCTGAGTCCGGAAGACTGGTGGACAGCTTCCTCTTCACAGCGTCCTCCGTGATCAAACTTCCACACTGGGGACAGACACTTCCCTGCGTGTCCTTAATCGACTTCAGATAGGAGACAAGCTCCTTGTACTCGGTAGTCAGCTTAGCCTTTCTATTGTACAGACCAGAGTCAACAACCAAAGAGTTAATCCGTTGGACTTCTCTAAGCATGGTCTCCGAAGAATTCTTGAGTTCGGAGAGTACCTTAGACCGCTCATGAGCGACTTCAGCCAGTTTAACCTGGTAAACCTGGCTCACTTCGTCTATCTGTTTCAGACAGTCAGTGTGCTTCTGCTTAACAGAGGCTTCGGCTTTACCCCTCTCCGTCTTAATACTGCACAGGATAGCACGATCTTGTGCCCCAGCAACGCTTTCCCGGGTACGCGTGTCTTCCCTGCTCTGAATGACTCCATCGAGTGCCCGGTTCAAACCCTGCATATGGGTCTTTTCTTTCTGCTCGTACTCTGATACGACCTCAGCCTCCTTAGCCGCGACAGCCCGGAATTCTTCATCCTTATCGGCCAGTAGTGCGTTTAGAGCCAGCATCTCCCGAGCAGTAATCTTGAGATTCTCCGAGAGGACGGCTACCCCTGTTGTCCTGTCCACTTCAAGAGAGGCTACTCGGGCTGTCTCCTGAACTACCTGGCCCTCCAGCTCCTGTTGTCTTGCCTGTACAAACCTAGACTGCTCGGCAAGTGCCCCTGCCCTACCCTCCTCCTGTATAAACCTCGTATTCGTTATCTCATGTGCTACGGAGTACACAGCACAACCTGTCAGAGTCTCGATAAACGTTTTAAGCTCCCGGTCCGACATATCCGTATACTTATAGGCCATACCCTGAGCCTGCATGACAACACGCCTAAACGTGTCCCTGTCCATGCCGATAAGATTATTTATTACCCTCTGCGTCGTAGCCACATCGGTGGAATGCTTAGGCTCCCCATTTAGATGCACGTGAATAGCATTTTTGAATTCCTTGTGCTTCCTATACCGGGCAATAACAAGGTTACCGGCTGAGACGTCCAGATTCACCTCTACCCGGCAATCCTTTTTAGTCCTCCTGTTAACAATAGAATCCGCATATTTCACGTTTCTCAGGGTCTTCCCATAAAGTGCATAGTATACCATCTCAGCATAAATGCTCTTACCGGATCCATTGCTAGCGGATGACGGGTCGTCCTTATTCTCCCCAGTAATTAGGATTAGCCCCTGGTTTCTAAAATTGAACTCAGCGTGACCTACGGACATAAAATTATCCGCTACAATATCATTAAACCTCATCGTCTACACTCCCGTACTCAAAATGCACCCCCTTGTCGCCATAAAACTTCTTTACACAGGTGCGAATATCAGACTCTGAGGCTCCTAACTTCAGGACGGTCAGCACAGTGGACCTAAACTCCTTCGTGTGTATGGAACCCAAGATGGTTGCAAGAAGACCTGCCGGAAGCCTCCCGTTCAACACCTTGTGCAGAATCCTCTCTACCGAAATGCTCTCGGTAATATACTGATAGGTTAGCGGCACCCCAGGGCTTCCCGGAGTTACCAGATCTCGTAAAAATCTGATCGTCTCCGGAGTACTGCTCTCCTGTTCTAGTACTTTTTTGGGGTCAATCTGAGATGACATTCTTTGCCGCCTCTATCAAAATTTTCTTTCCAAGCTCATACACAGCCTTAGCGTCATCAGAGGGCACCTGGACTATATATTCTTTAAGCGCATCCTCCGGGGTCGTCCTATTCGTTATCTTCGACCGGGAGATCACAGCAGGAGGGTCATTCGGAATTACGGAGAACTTTAGATTTCTTGGAACTCTCCGCTTGTCTATCTGATTAACCTCTTTCACCGGCAGTATGACCCGGACATTCCAGGAATCCACGGGGATGCTGCACATAGACTCCAGTTTCTTCAACTCCTCCTCAGCCTCCTTATGCGTAGAAGCTCGGACAGTGTGTACCGGACGAGTATGTGGGTTCTCCAGCCACTTAAAATCCTTTACCTCGGGTGTTCTCGGGGTATCCATCTCTAACAGTACAGCCCCACGGGGAGCCTCTACTATGCTATCCTTAAAACTGTGGTAGCAACAGGCCCCCACTATCAGAGTATTGGCTACAACCTGAGGGTGATGATAGTGGCCACCAATATACGTGATTAACGACGTCCCCGGGTCTGACAGAGGGTTGATCCCCCGTTCCTCCACTAGACCCCCAGGGCTATACGTAACCCCAGAGACCGGGAGGTGGCCTGCTCGAACATGGGCTGATTTCATGAGAGGACACTTCGCCTGGTATGGACAGAGCTGGAGCATAAACCCCTCGACATCCACACATTCGGATTCGGTCACTATACTCACATTAGAGTCCATTAATCCTTCCAATGCGGATACCGATGTCCAGGCCCCCTCTTCCTTTCGAAACAGGTCATGGTTGCCCTGTACAACCAGGGTACGAGCCACTGCGCCTATCTTCTTGAACCCCTCGACCACAACATGAAGGCTCGGGGTATCCACAGACTGCTGGGCATGAAACATATCGCCGAGGAAAACGACAGCGTGCACCTGCTCTCTTTGGGCTGTTTCAGCAATCCAAGCAAGTGTAGCTTGGATCTGGGATATAAAATTGATTCCGTGCAGCCCGTGCTTCATACTGGCATGCAGGTCAGAAAAGAATAGAATTCGCATGAAAATGCCCCTGAGTGTGATTTCGATCTGTATTATATGTAAGGCATAGATGTGTGATATGCAACTAAAAAATGCAGAATCTAGCTGATTTTTTGTCTTTTCTGGATTTCTTCTACGATTATCCGATACCCGGCAGACTTTTTATCCGCGCCTCTCTTCATGGATACAAGACTTCTCATGCAGACTATCTGAACATGCCTCTGGAACGCGCTGAGAGAGTCAGGCATCCCGGGAATCCCCATCAAGCTCTTCCCAGTCCCCCACGATAGCCTCATCGTAATAGTTTATATCTACAGTGGAGAATAGCTGCCTTATCCCCTTGTTACCCCGGATAACCTTAGCCACCTCTGGGTTATGATGCCACTTCGTATGCCTAGAATAGTCTGTAACCACAACCAAACCGTTGCTAGAACCTTCTGTGTAGATATAAGTAGATATAGGCTCTCCCAGATCTTTTATCCAATCGGGAAGATTGCTGCGTACCTCCCCGTGTAGCACTCCCTGCCAGACGACAAGATCTCCGGAGGGGTAGATAAAAGCGCGTAACGTGTTCCACTTATCGACTAAAGAGCTGCTAAGAATCTCCTGTCTAGTGGGATTGAGGTATACC